ACAGGAACTTTCTGGGTCTTTTGCCTGACTACTTCCTCGAGAATCAATTCTTCTTCGGGGTCAATCACACGCAAAGCATGAAGCTGTTCAAGCGTCATTTTCATTAACTCCGCCTTTGGGGGAAATTTGGGGTCAATCATATTTTTAAATTTTATTAATTAGCAGTGAGAAATGCGTAGTATGTTCCTGAGCCTGCTATTTCCACTCGGCATCGGAGATATTTCCATCTCCACTGGACATACGCCCCTGCCGATGACTTGGAACTGAGTACTTTGCTGGTTGCCAAAGTGGTAGCTGTCGTTTGACCGGCATCCAGAAAAGCAATGTTGGTGACCCAGTTGCTGCCATCGTTAGAGCCATCCAGAGAGAAATTTCCATCTCCCGAAGCATAGGTTCCGCAAACAAATTGGACAGTGAAACTCTCCCTTTGGGAAACATCTATTGCCGCACCGACTGTGTTGTTGGTCACTCCCGCCGAGGCTGAAATATCGCTGCCCGTTAGCATGTCAATGCTAGTCGTAAATTCTGATGACATAGTTTTAGTTAGATTAATTAAGTTGTCGTTGAGGAACTCGAAGAGCTGCTGGTGGAGGCGGTGCTAGAACTGCTGCTGGAAGACGAGGTGATGCTGGAACTGCTGGAGGATGAGGTAGAAACGCTACTGCTTGAAGAGCTGGTAGAGTTGGTCAGCGATGAACTGGAGCTGCTGGAAGACGAGCTGGAAGATGAAGAGCTGCTTGAAGATGAACTGGATGAGCTGCTGCTGCTAGAAGATGAAGAACTGGAAGATGAACTGGTTGAAGTGGTCACTTGGGCGATTACCGTGAATGAACACGAGGCGGCGGTTCCCTTGTTGGTGTAAGCCCTTCCGTCTTTATCGGTGCATTGCAGAATGCAGCCTATCGCATAGCCCGCTGAACCCGAGGGGATGTCAGCGTATTTGCATTTGACCCAAATTTTGTTTCCAGACTCATCGACAAGAACGCCATCCACATCATCGGGAGAATACCCAACGTAATCTGTTCCTGCGTTGTAAGCCATAATTTTAAGTTAATTAAGTTAGAACCACAAAGCTGCAGGAAGTTGAGCTTCCCTGATTTGTGTATAGCGCACCCGAATCGGTAGCGATGCAGATGCAACCTTTCCCATAGCCAGAAGTAGCGGCGGGAATGTTTGTCACCGTACACTTGATGAGCATATAGTTATTGCTCTCGTCAGTGAGTGCCGCCATTACGCTGGTTCCAGGTATAGTGGTAAAAATTCCTGTCCCTGTTGCCATAAAATTGGTATTAGTTGAATTAAGAGGGCGGTTTTGGCAGAACCGCCAAACTGTCTGGGGTGAGTAAGAGAGTAACCCAGCATCTCCCAAAGATTACGTAGTTGCTGCTGAACCGACTGCCCATTGAAAACTGTTGAATCCAGGTTGGAACATCGTCGAGGCTGTATAAACTTTGGTGCCGTTGTTGACAATCTTGTCGCTGTCAAATCTCGGTTTCCAAGCCCATACCATTTTGGCCATTTTAGCCGCCCTGTCGAGGTCAATCAGGAACCAGTATTTCGAGTAGCCAGAAGGAATCCAGGTTGCCACCTTGTAATCAATTCCGCCCATGCCATTGGCAAAGACATTATTGATTCGGTTAGCACTATCTGGGTTTCCTATAGAGCGAAGAACTTCTTCAGCCCTTTCCTTGTTTTCCTGAGCAACGATAAGTCTCAAATTCCGGCAAACTTGCATCGGAACGCCCTTGTCGTCATACATTCTGTCCAGATATTGTCTGGCTGTTTTCAGATTGTCGTATGAGAGAGGAACAGTTCCCAAAGTATTGGATTGAGTTGAACCATCCTTCATTGGATGGGAAGCATAAAATAATTGATATGCGTCTCCACCTGTGAAGAAAGTAGTTCCGAAACCAAGATAGTAAATCTTGGCGGCGTTCTCATTGATAATTTGGTTGACTGAGTTGGCCGAAGCTGAGGTGACTTCGTTGATTTCAGGCCACAAGTTGAATCTGAGCATTTCTTCCGTAATAACCGCTGCCTTGGTGTACTTCTGAGGTGAGATAGTAACATTATAACCCTTAACTTTATCTTCTCGAGCGTAGGGTTCTCCTTCACCTGTCAGTACTGCTCGGCCCAAACCAGAAAAGTTCTCGTATATCGGGTCTTTGGCATCAGCTTCAATATCCTTGAATCCCAAAAGGGAATATTCAAGAGTTTTGGAAAGCTGGTCGTTGGTTTCGTTCCAAATCCCACGAATACGATGGTCGGCTAGGTCAGCTAATTGCTGTATAGATAACATCTAATTAGGTGTTAGATTTAACGTTAAATACCTTCACAAACTTGAAGAGACCTTGTCTCAGCCCTGAACCTGAGCCGGTTCCGCCGATTCCGTTGGGGTCAACTGCGGTGCAGATAACTACCCGATTGGTAGTCGTCTTGGCTCCGCCATTGGTGTCAACCTGTTGAGCACCTGTTCCTCCAGCGACGAGACTGTAATAGGCTCCTACTGAAGTCAGGGCACTCATGTCAGAGTTGGTTCCCATCAGAAATTCCGTATCTTGGTCGATAGGAATATAGGCTGGCTTGTATAACTTGACTGTTTCATTGGTGGCGGTCATCGTAGCTGCTTCGGCTGCCACGCCGATAATTGAATCGGTTGCGCCGGCAACATAAATGCCATCAGTTCCAAGAGTCAGGATGTCTCCTATTGCAAAGACTTCTGAGTTCTTTCCAATCAAATTGTGGGCCAAGTTTTGAGCGTTGGTCGGTGATTTCACTACGGATGCTCCGTAAAGTGTTTGTGCCATTGTATTTCACTTGCTGATTAAGCAGCCTTGGCAGATTTGTTGTAATTTTCCAGGCTCCCGTACATCCGCACGACCGCTTCTTTTTCCTCGGGGGTCAAAGAATCGGAAGGGGTGGCCTCTTTCTCAGTCTGCTCGGCGGCCGCACCACGAGAGATGGCGGGTTCGGAAAAAAGGATGTCTCCCTTAATCTTTTCCGCTCGGTTGGCTCTCGCTCGATTTATAAGTTCAGGGGCGTATTGCACCGCTAAGGCTCGGTCTAAATCCATCTCCACTCCTTCTCGGGTCATTCCTGTATTGGCTTTCACTCGCTCATAATTGCTTACGAACTCCTTAAGCCTTTCGGGATTGTCTCGGAGGGCGGGCTTGTCTTCCAGGTATTTAGACAGTGTGTAGTTAAAGATTTCACTCTTTACTTTCTCCTGCTCCTGTTGGACCGGATTGACTTGTTCCTTGATGTGCTTGTCCCAAGCTTTGCTGGAAGGGTCGGAGAAATCAATTTGGGGGAGTTTTTCAGGCTCCTCAACCGACTTCTTTTTTTCATCCCTTACACGCTTTAGTTCAGCATTGGCTTCGGCAATCGCCTTCTGGAGGTTATCCAGCTGGGATTGCTTTTTCTGGACTTCTAAATCTGGTTTTTTTTCTTCTTCGGCTTTCGCCTCTAACGGCTCTTTCGGAGTTTCTTTCTCCGGTTCTCCGTTTAAAATTTTGTCTATTTCATCCATGTTTTACGAACTATTGACCCAAGTCCGAAGGGGTTCTTATGAAAATTAGACTTGGTCGAGGCCCCGAAAAAATTCAGTGCCTCTTGAAATCTATTTTTTCTTGCCCTTTTTCATTGGCTTCTTTTTTTTGGCCATTTTAGATAAGCAACGCTCTATCTTCAGAGTATTTAGTTCTGAAACAGAAATGCGCCGCATTTAATTACTTATTAAGTCCGAACACGCTCTTACGGGTGCGTTCATACATATCGTATTTTTTCTTTTTCTTTCCTGATTTTCGGGCAGTGCTCAGAGCCACCGCAATCGCTTGCTTGTTGGCTTTGGCTTTGCCGAATTTCTTGGCGGTCTTGGCAAAGGTTTTTCCTTTGTGGAACTCGCTGATGTTTTTGGAAATCGTTTTCTTCGACTTCCCTTTTTTTAGTGGCATTATTTTTTCTTAATTTTTTTAATGATATTGAAATCATAGTAGCAGACCTTGGCGGTTCCCATAATCTTTTCTACTATGTCGATGGCTCCTCGGTTCTCGGCCAGCTCGTTTTCCGTTCGGGCTTTCCTGGCCGCTAAAATTATCAAGGCGTTGAGCATGTTTTCCAGATACTTTCGGAAGCCTGGCATGGCGTAACACTTGGCCAGAGCGTCTTTCATCTCCACCGATAACTGGGTGGGTTTTTTAAATGTGACCTTTATGTCTTCGCTCATATCATGTTTTCTAGCCCTAATTGTTGAGACGGCGCAAATTGAGCGGCAGGCTGGGGCATCCCTTGTCCTTTGCCTCCCCCTTGTCCGCCTTTCATCATCTGCATCAGCTGAAGGGCTTTGGGGTCTAATCCTCCGCCTTGGTCTTGGCCTGGCTTCTGTTCAAATTGGTCAGGGTCAACGTCGTAGGATTCTTCCACCCACTTGATAATCTCGGCCACGTTACACGGGGCTAATGAGGCCAAGTTAAGCCTCCAGTTGGCAAACTCCATCCGTTCAGCTCGGTCTAGTAATTGGTTGTTCTCATAAGAGGAACGCTTGACCACCAAAATCTTATAGGAGTAGTCATAGAAGCTGTCCACATTGAGAGCCAACGCTTCGGTCGGGTTCTGGTTGGCCTCCCCTTTGGCTTCCATTACCGAAAGGTTGTCAGCCAGTTTTTTCTTGCCGTTCTCATCCAGGGAGTCGTTATCCACCAGTTTCAAAATCTTGGTTCCGTTTTTCCCGTCAGACAGCTTGGTGTTGGGGATGGTGATGTCCCGATAGAAGAACTGCTCGATTTCCTGGCCTTTCTTGCCGGTAATAGTTTCCACCTTGGGGATAGAGTAGAACTGCAATATATGGTTTATTCTCAGCTCGGTGCGGTCTCGCTCGAAGTCTTCCAGATAGTTGGTGGTGAAGCCCATCTTGCTTTCCGCTTCCTGCTGCTTGAGCATCGCCTGGCGCATGGTCACCTTTCCTCCCTTGGGGGAAGAGGCACTCATGCCACCTTCAGCTCCCGAGTTTTCCTTCACAAAGTTGATGGCACTCTGGAGCATCGATTCCTCGCCCGCCTGGACTCCAGGCAGGGTGGAGAATTTCCAGTTGTTGATGTCGCCCACCTTCCGAATCTTGTTGGGTTCCAAAACGGTGTCATCCACTAGGTCATCCAAATCGGAAGACAGTCCGAAAGGCTGCAGGCTTCCGTAAGTCTTGTCCACCATCATGTTCCAGAGAGTGTTGAGCAAGTCCTGGTCGCCCATAATCTTCTGTACCAGGGAGGAACCCCAGAAGAAGTCCACTCCAAAGGGTTCGTGCCAGCCTCGGACAAACGGATAATTGCCGTCTTTAAAGGGAATCACGCCTGAGTAAAGGGGAATCCCGTTGACTAAAATAATGTGCTTGTTTTTTCTTCTATTGTAATATCGCAAAACTTCCACCTGGTTGGCGTTGAGTTCGGTCATCAGCTCGTTTCGGTAGAAGGTGGTCACCTCGTTGTTGATGGCGTACTCGCCCTTTCGCACGTACTTCCAGTTCTTGTAGCCACCGAGCTCCATCTCCGCCTCGTCGTAGGTCATAATCTTTTTCCAGATGATGAACGGCTGTTTCTGTATTTCAGGCTGGTAGGGGTTGGCGATATAAAAATCCTGGATGAAGACGTTTTCCTGGTAGCAGTTGTCGAACATCACCCGCTTTTCCTTCTTGGTCTTGGTCTCGCCCGTCTCGGGGTTGACCTCAATCGGCACCTCGGTTTCCTGCTCGTACTTCAGGTAGCCTTCATACTTCACCACTGTACCG